GGCTAACAATTGATGAAAGATTTGATCCTATGCCATTAGGATTTGGTGAACCAACATTCTTTGATCTCATCAACAAAGGATGGTTAGAAATGTATGGAGAGTTTCAATGACTGAAGAACAACAAGAACTGTATGACATTGTATCTGACTGGTGGGATGATGTATTCGTAGCAGCATCATTCAAAGGTCGTGATGCTTCTCTAGTTGATCTAGTTAATTCTATTGTGGAGTGGAAGAATGGACGTGGAACCGTATCCTGACGAAATGTTTGAGGAAGCAGAACGTCGTGAAGCAGCAAACAAAATTAATGAGCATCAAGTAAAAACTATTGCTGAAATGACTCGTGAAGAGCGTGTAGATGCTGCTATTCAAGAGGTATGGTATATTGTACATGGTGGACAAGATGGGCGTGAATTTGCCAATAGTATTCTTTTCATCATTCGTGTATTAGAGAGTTTGAAATAATATTAGGTTTATTAATAAACGCCATTTATTAGGAAAACAACTATGACTGATTATCCTCGATTTAAATCCCAACAAGACTGTGAAACTTATACTGGGATGTTCACCGAACGAACAGAAAAATATATTAAATTCATGGAGATTGTTCGTGATCGACTTTACAGTGGATTTACCTATGATTGGTCAGCTATAGATGGACGAACTATAGAGTCGATTGAGAATATTACACGTAACCTACTTTATAGTACCTCTACCGATTTCAAGGAATCTTATCCAGAATATAAAACAGATGAAGATGATATCTTCATTCCTTATCGTTCTTTCAAAGAGAATATAACAGAAGCACTCAAAGAAGTAATGCCTTCTGCTCTTGAGAAATCGAACGATGAGGGACTTCTAGGAGGAAAATGAGACACTTTGATACAAACCCAGACGAAGTTGTCCTAGAGGATGTTAGAATGTTTCATTATGAGACTATGGAAGAGGGTCGTCATGTGTGGATCGGTATCTACACCAATGACGGTAAAATCTACCACATGAACATCGGTGGCGACAATCTCAAAGTATATTATTCAAACGAATATCCTTAAGCACCACCCAGTCTTGGGTTGTAAGCTTGTTTTAGATACTGACTAATAAACTGTGTTGACTTCTTGTAAGTCATTATTCTTCTCATATCAGAAATAATAGTATCTAAGTATTCTGCTTTTACAACCTTAATTCTTCTTTTGCCATCATTAATATTCACTTCGTATTGGTAATTGGTGATTCCAATTACTTGTGTATTTTGTAATATTTTTCCGTTTCTATCTCTTACAGTACCAGCATTATCTGTCGTGAAATTGGTTTGAGAGTCTACGACTCCATAATCAACTTCATATGTTCTCGTTGGAGTAGTTTCTAAGTACTTCATAGTAAAATTAGAATCAACTTTCAATCCAGGTGGTAAAACTAATCTTTCATATTCATCTCTAAAAATTTTAGTTTCATAGTGGTGGATTTCTTCAAGAGCCGCATAAGATCCATACTTCTCCAAAATATAATTCTCAAATGAAGAAGAATCTAAAGGCCATTGAGTTCTGTAATTAGTAATATCATTTGCAATCAATACAACCCAATCAAATCTTGGATCACCATAAATCGATGAAGATACTTCATCTGGTCTCATATCCTCAGCAATAACGTAGTCAGCAAAAGCAGTGAATACGTTTTTTAAGTCTCCACGTAGTTTTGGTCGTTTGAATATATTTTTTACTGCAATATACTCGTCATTGGACGCTCTAGTAGTTGATCTAGAAACGTAGTTGAAAGATGGAAAATATGAAAAGTATGATGCCATTTTAGTATCCTACGTCTGTATATGAACTATTAGGGCCAAAGGTTAATGGTATTAGATCTGGTCTACTTGGATCCGATTGATTACTATAGTCTGTATTATATATTGGTTCCAGCTCAGTAAATTCCAATTGCATTTCTATAGAAACTGGTTGACCTCCCTCAAAAGCATTCCATTCACCATCTGGTGCATAGTTGGTAGATATTCTAGTCAATGCACAAGGTTTGAATCTATTGACACCAGCAATTAAATTACCATTATTTGTGACATACTTTAGTTGGAATATGTGTGGTGTTCCTAAGAAGTAGGAAGGTGAACCAGCCCCAACTGTTTGTGCTCCTGAGCTTATCTTAGCAATCTTTCTGGGTGCAGACCACTGTTTTAACGCACGAATGATTGTTCTGATAACGTTAGCTTCTGTTGGACCTCTTGCAGACATTCTATATGTAAAGGTGAATGATCTCATTGGACCAACACCCCTAAACATCAGTTCCGTGTTGGAGTTTTGCACGATTCCTCCAGCTCTACTCAAGATAGTCTCTGGAGAAATATCAAATCCCATTTGACCAGCTAACATACTGGTTAATATTGGTCCCAGTGCTGTATTTACCATTTGGGATTGTCCTCCTGCTGCACCCGCTAGTCTTGCATATAATGCAATTCGAGTAGCCAAACTTCCAATATTTCCAGCTCCAAGAATATTACCAAGAGCATTTCCACCTATTAAAGCACCACCATATGCTGCAAAATTTTGACGTATATCAGTTATTGCTGCTTGACTTATTGCACTAAAATTATCTTCTTTCCATGAAGCTGCATTACTGTCCTTTGCATCTTTAGGCATAGGCAAGTAAATGTTTGGTTTTATTTGTTTTTTGAATGCACTTGTTCTTTGTAGTCCATTGAACAAATCATTGAGGCCGGCATTAAAGCTTGCTGCATATGGTGGTTGATATGCATAACAACTTATAACTAGTCTATCTTGATTTCCAAGAAGATCTAATGGATATCTTAGTGCTCCTCCCTGAGCAATCTTATTAAAGGCATCATCTAAAGCAAAATCATACTTATCACTTTGCACACCCCAACCATCGGGGCCAGTTATACCATCAAGAGGATCCTTGATGGTATCAATAAATGCTTTGGCAACACCAAGAAAATCGAATACATTACTAGGGGCATTACCATTTTGGGGAGTCTGAGGATTTTGATTGGGGGTTCCTGGAGGTTGAGACTGTCCCGATGAAGGAGTTTGTGTCCACGCAGGAGCTGGTCCTGCACCTCCAGATGTAGTTCTATGATATTTTTGTACTGCCGTTTTGATTGTATCGTTAAATATGTCTCTTGTTTGTGGTATAAATGAGGGATCTTTTTGTATTTCCGTTCTTTGCCACACTCCATTAACATAGAGGGGATTTGAGTTTGCTATTTTTTGTCCACTTGCATCGACTGGATATAAACTAGCAGACTGGTTTGAATCTAAGTAGAATAGGTGATATGTGGTTCTTGCACCATTAATCGTTAGAGTAACCTCTCCACCTGGCAATGGTATTCTCTGTTCTGACATTACTTACTCCAACTCCAGGCTCTGTGTTTAGGATACTTCATTCCTTTTCTGTCTATGAATTTTTCAGTAGGCAGAAGAGAAATCCTGCCCCAATCCTCACTTTTTGGAATCTTATATAAGTTTCCCATACCACTATACAAGTATCTATGTATAGAATTTTTGGGTACTGTTACACCTCTCCCACTATTTATCAGGCTTTTTGCAACTGCATCCCTATAGTCTGGATTTATGTAATGTAGGTTTGATCCGAGGAACCCATCTTTCTGGAAGTCAATAACAAATGCTAAAGGTTGGGTGTCCCAAAATTCATACTTTTCTGGAAACTTTGCTCCATATGAAAAGAAAAGTAGATCTCCTACGGTTAAGAAACCAGTATCACTTTCACTGATGTCTGGTTCTTGTAATCCAGATAATTTGGATTCCAGAGAGTTAATATACCAATCACCACTCCTGTTCTTTTTACCTGCTTCTTTTAGTATTTCTTCTGTTATCATTTGAAATTCCTAGATCGTCTTCGGTCATGATCTTGAATTCATAATTACGGTCAGCACAGTATTCTTCCGCAGCTTTCCACTTTGCTTGATTTACTACCCAAGTCTCAACACTCTTTACCCAAGATTTAGTTTTTCTCTTGGGATTTTTTTCAGGCATAACCAATTGTTTTTTCGGTTTGACTTCAATTACCATTGCCCTCTTTCTTCCAGTAGCATCAACATACTTAATAAAGAAGTCTGGAAAATATCTATGATATTTGTTATCTAGTGGAGACTTGTATGGGATAAAGAACTCTTCAGACTGCCATTGGTATACACTTTCATTCAGGTCACAATACTTCATGAATTTTCTTTCCCACAAAGACCTATAAACAATGTTCGTGGGATCACCTTTGTACTTCCTTGGATACTCTGGTTGGTATTTTCCCTGATAAGACATATACATAGTATAAAGCATTAAAAATATTTAGATGCCAACAGGAAGAGAAATTCTACAACGAATAGGTACACTTAATAGTGATATCACTAATAGTACTATTGGTGGTGGAAGAGGCAATGGTCGTTCCTTTCAGACCAATTTAGGAAATCCATCTCTATCCAATACATACAAAGTATCATTGATGTTAGCAAGTGCTACTGCAGGTAGTGCTGGATCTAACCTCGATACTTGGTTAACTAGTGCTGGAGTTTTTGATAACTATGCTCCAGATAGATTTGATTTCCTATGTGCGGAGACCATGCTCCCTGGAACTAGATTAGATATCTATCAGGAATTGGGAAGTAGACAGGGAATCCTAGAAGCCTTCCCTAAGAGAAGAGAATATACTGACATGGCTATGTCATTCTATGTTTCTTCTGACTATCAGATATTGAGATTATTCCAAGAATGGATTAACTTTATCAATCCAATTCACACTGGTGGGGGAACACCAATTAAAGGTAGTCCTGGTGGTTATCCAAATACTTCTGACCTAAATGCTTTCCATAGATTTAGATATCCAGTTTACTATAAGAGAGATATTGCGGTAACAAAGTTTGAAAAGAATTTAGATGAAAGCATTACATATGTTTTTGTTGGTGCATTCCCAATTAGTTTGAATTCAATTCCGTTGTCTTATGATACTGCACAAGTAATGCAGTGTCAGGTTGAATTTAAGTATGATAGGTACTTCATCGCTCAACAGAACAAACCACAACAGTCATATCTGGCTGGTGATTTTTCAAGTGTTGGAGCTGTTACAAGATCCGCTGGACAACCAGCGCAACTACTTTCTGGCGGTCTTCCTGCATCTTCTGGAGGAAATCCAAGAGGGACTACTGGTACTAATTTGAATATCAATGGAGTAGATCAAGGTATTAGTAATGAGGTCGCATAATCACCACTAAATAATCATAACTGACTTGACAAGACATCATGCCTTTACCAAAGATTACTACATCTCAACATGAACTAATTCTTCCATCTACGGGAAAACCTATCAAATTTAGACCATTTCTAGTTAGAGAAGAAAAAATTCTTATCTTGGCACTTGAAAGTCAAGATCAAAAACAGATTACAAATGCCATAAAACAAGTCCTTAAGGAATGCATCTTGACTAGAGGTGTTAAACTTGAAGAACTGCCTAGTTTTGATATTGAATATATCTTCTTGAACATTCGTGGTAAGTCTGTTGGAGAAACGGTAGATATTATTGTTACCTGTGGTGATGATGGCAAAACTACAGTACCTACAACTATCTTTATTGATGATATTAAGGTAGAAAAGGATCCAGATCACAGTACGGATATTCAACTGGGAGACTATACTCTTAGGATGAAGTATCCAACTTTGACTCAGTTTATTGAAACTAATTTTGGATTCAATAAAGAGAGAAATGATGTAGAAGCTTCTTTCGATATTGTTGCTTCTTGTATTGATATGGTCTTTGATAAGGATGAAATGTGGTCAGCCTCTGAGTGTACTACAAAGGAACTTAAAGACTGGATTGATGGTCTAACTTCTGAACAATTCAAGAAAGTTGAGAACTTCTTCAAGACTATGCCTAAATTGACTCATACCGTAAAGGTCATTAATCCCAAAACTGGAAATGAAAATACGGTTGTTTTGGAGGGATTGACTGATTTTTTCGCCTAGTAATGTCTCATATTGATCTTGAGGCATATTATCGAATCAATTTCGCTTTGATGCAGTTCCATAAATATTCTTTGACTGAGATTGAAAACTTAGTTTCTTGGGAAAGAGATATCTACGTGGGATTATTGAAACAACATATTGAAGAAGAGAATCTAAAAGCACAACAGAGAGCCGCAGCTGCAAGGTCATAAATGGCAAAAATACTTCCTAGTGTAAAAACATTTTCAAGGCCTGCAAGGGCTAATTTCGCTGGGAATTTTTTCGGTAGAAGTAGTGCTAGTAAGTTCGGGTTCTCTAGTGGACCAAGTGGAATGCCATCTTCCATGGCATCCAGGGTTAGACCCGCTCCTTCTCCTCTGATTGGATCTATTCAGAATATTTCCCAGAGTGTATATGGTGGTGAAGAACAAGCGTCTCCAAGTGTAGTCAATAGACTTGTAACGCAGAAGATCAATAATTTAATACCAAATATCACGAATAGGGTTGAACAGACAGTCAACACCTTTGATCCATCTGCACTTTTAGGCAAACTTTTCAGTGGTGGATTGGGTCCACTGCAATCATTTGCTGATGGATTAGCGCAACTAACACAACCACTAAAACAATTATTAGACTTCGCTACACAGTCTGCACAGATATTTGCGAAGTTAATTAAACAGTTAGCTGATAGTGGACAACCCGCTTCTACTGGAAGAGGTAGGGGTTTATTAAATGGAATGAAAAACCTCCTCAAGGGAGGTACACTCGCTTTAGGTGCAGCATCAACTGGAATGGCGGTAGATACCGTCATGAGGGCACAGAGAGAACCCGTCGTGACTGATACGGGTGGTGCTCCACCACCAGCTCCTCAATCTTCTGTTCTCCCAGCGCAAGAAGGATCTACTAAAGATTTGATGCCTGGAACATTGAATATTGATGAGATTAAGGCATTCAATGATGCCATATTCAAATTTGATAGACTGTTGTCTGCAATGTTGAGACAACAGGATGCTCCAGAAACTTCTGGTGGGAGTACATCTACTCCACAATCCTCTGCAATGGAACCAGTTGATACTGGAAATGCAGGTAACGTAATGAGTGGAAGTGGTCCTGGAGCAGGAACAATGTCCAAGGCTGGTGCATTTACTATACCAGACACTGTTGCACTATTGAAGAGTGTTGGTGCTACAGATGCAGAAGCTGTTGCATTGGCAACTAGAAGTAAGTATGAGTCTACTGGAAATCCAATGGCTCATAATGATAGTTATTTGAGAGGTGGGACGGATAATTCATATGGATTATTCCAAGTCAATATGATTGATAGACCAGGATATAAACTTGGAGAAGACAGAAGAAACAGATATAAAATTAAAAATGAGGATTTATTTGATCCAGTAACCAATGCAAGAATCGCACTCGATATTCTAAGATCTGGCGGTAAAGCTGGATTATCTAATTGGACTACTGGTGGTAGTGTGACTAAGGCCGATATTAAAGAAGCAGAAGCATCCCTATCAACATGGAAAGAAACTGCAGCAACTTTGGGTGCAAAATCAGTTGCGGCTCATGGAGAAAAACCACCAACAATACAAACCCCAGCACCATCAACTGCTCAACCAGCACCCGCAGAAGCACAACAGAGACAAGAAGCATCTCAAACCATATCTACAGATGCAAGTAGTGCCGCAACATCTGAAGATGCCACAGAAGGTGATGTAAATACTACAATTTTACCAATTTCTATGGGTGGACAACAACAGGCTCCTGTAAAATTGAACCCTCCAGATTCAAGATCTTCTGTTACTATTCCATTCTTACCAGCTATGAAAGATGATGTCCACATGATGTATTCAAGAATCGTATACAACGTTGTTGACGCATAATGAAATCGACACTATCAATCTTATCTGTCACGAACACATCCAAGAGAAGCGTTGACAGTTCCAAACAATCAATAAAGTCTTTCGTAAAGTTCATGAGAATTTACGAGAGAAAGATAGAGTCGATTGAGTTTCCATCTAAGCGACAGATGAAAGCTGTTGCTAATTTAAATTTTAGTCCTAAACAAAATCCAGATGGTAGTGTAGATGTACCAGTACCACAGTTTAGAATTCCAAACTGGTTAGTTGGATTATCTGTTGGAAGTACATTATTTACTGCTCCTGCTTGGTTGCCAGATGCACTACAGAAACATCTAGGTCTCAATGTCATAAACAAACAAGAAGCTGAGTCATACAAAGCCGAAGGAACCAGATCGGAAAAATTAAATAGACTTATTAAAGAAAAACAAGGATTAAGTTGGTGGGATTGGGTTACTGGACGTGCTCAAGAAATTGATGAACAGATTCACTTTGTCCAGACTGGAAAGACAAAGGCATATACTTTTAGTGGAAAAGGAACAACACCAACAACTCCAACATTCTCAGAGAATGATCCCAATTGGCAAGGAACTATAGGAACTGGTAGTATTGCACAAAAACAGGAATCTGAGGAGTTTAAGAAGAGATATTTTGACCAAAAACTTAATGTTGAACTATTTTCAAGATCTGTAGATAAGTTTGAGAAAGTTTATTTTGGAGAATCTGCTGCGACTGCATCATCTTCTCCGAGTATGCAACAAGCCTCTGATATGGGTATTCCACCAAGAGATCCATCTGGACCTCCAGTTGAGAATCCAATAGATGCTGACTATATTGTAAGTGGAGGTGAGTTACCTAGCAAATATGTAAATACACCTGACTATGGTGAAAAGAGATCTCAAGGACACAATCACCAAGGTGAAGATTATCCAATAGCACAAGGAACACCAGTTAGTATGGTTGTTCCAGGTACAGTTAGACAGGCAGGATTTTCTGCTGGTGCTGCTGGTGGAAATATACTAATAACTCATGAAGATGGAAAGGAGACAAGATATCTTCACATGAGTGCTATTCATGTTAAACCAGGAGATAAAGTTGCATCTGGACAAGTTATTGGTCTAACTGGAGGAGAACCAGGTACAAGAGGTGCTGGTAGATCAACTGGACCACACCTACACCTTGAATACTATGAGACTACAACTTCATATTGGTCAGATCCAAAACCACATGCTGACAAGTATTTTAGATTTGGTGGAAACATAAAGGTAAAACCAAAACCAAAAACTGGTGGATCAAAACCAACTGCTACAACTCCATTTCTGGGTTCTCAGCAACAACAACCAACCGTTGTTCTTGCTGCAGGTACAAACAACTATGGTGATCCAAACAAAGCTGCTCAAGATCTAAAAGCATCCATTGATGACTTGCAGAAGAAAGGATATAAAGTCGTTGTAGTTCCACCAGCAGACAAAGGAGTCTATGCACCAGTAGCAAAAGCAGTTGAAGATGTTGCTATTGCTTCAGGTGCAACTGTTGAGAAAGGAATGTATGATCCAAATGACCAAACAAGGGCATATACACATCTAGATCCAAATGAAGCAAAGAGGATTAAAGAAAAATATCCTGGTGCTATGATTA